AGTCCCGTACGCACCGCTAAAATAGGGACGAGAAATCGCCCCTATTTTGCTGTATATCAGAATGTTGTAATTTTGTTTTGGCCAAAAATAGAGATATATCGCCTAATTTATATGTCCCAATACAGCCCAATACAGCCCAATACGACCCAAATAAAAAGTTGTCCTGTGATACCTTGTGTGATACCAATTTTCAATAGATGCCTAAAAACTTTAAATTATGAGATACCCGACATTACGGTTTGTCTTTGACCGAAAAAAGACAGCTACAAAAAAACATAAGGCTTCTGTACAAATTGAAGTCCTTAGCGAAAGGAAAAGAAAATATATTGGAACTGGTGTGAAGTTATATTCTGACCAATGGGACGAACGAAAAAAGGTAATAAATTCAATGCAAATGCTTGAATTAAACAGAAGTCTTGACGAGCAAATCAGGATTATACAGGATTGGGTAAACGAGCTTATCCGTAAAAGGGAACCTTTCGACTTTGAAAGGCTGGACCGGTTTATCAAATTCTCCAAAAAGTCGGAAAGCTTTATAGAATTTACCGAAAGAAGATTAGAGGAAAGGCAGGATATAACAGAGAGTACCAAGAAGACACACCGGACATTCACGGAGTCTTTAAGAAGTTTTGAACGAATAACAAATTTCTCCGACCTTACGAAAGAGAATATAATACTATATGATGACTGGTTACATTCAAAAGGTTATTCTCAACCCACGGTGCATAACTACCACAAAAGAATGAAACGTTATATAAACGAAGCCATAAGATTTGAATTACTTGATTCCAATCCTTATTTAGGGCTTCATTTTGATCGCGGAAAACATCAGATAAGGAAATACCTTACCGAGGGAGAATTGGCTCAAATTATGAAGGCTGAAATACCTTCTAAGACCATTCGCCAAGTGCGGGACTTATTTGTTTTCCAATCTTATACCGGTATATCATATGCAGACCTTGCAAAGTTTAATTTCGAAAAAGACATAAAAAGGTTAAACGGCAAAATGGTGATCCAGGATATCCGGCAAAAAACAGAAGAAAGATACTTTATCGTTCTTCTTTCTCCTGCTATTGAAGTGCTTGAAAGATACAATTTCATTCTTCCGGTAATCAGTAACCAGCAATACAATTTAAGGCTTAAAATCGTGTCTGACTATGCGAAAATAGACAAGAAATTAACCGTTCACATGGCCCGGCACACGTTTGCTACAATGTGTCTCAACAACGGTGTGAGGATAGAGAATGTAAGCAAAATGTTGGGACATTCCAATATAAAAACGACACAAGAATATGCGAAGGTTCTTAATTCAGAAGTCGAAAAATCGTTTGAGTTGCTGGAAAGTAAAATAAAAATGGGGCAAATTTAAATTGCCCCTATTTTGTTTCAATTTACGTTAAAATAAAAAAACTGAACCTAGATGCCTTCCGGACACAAAAAAGGCGGTAAATTCAATTATATCGCCTTATGCTAGTTAAACTTGTTTAGGTAAATTTCCCTTCCCTTTTTCCAGCATCTCTTTAAAATCAATCCCTTCTTTTTTATCTTTCTCTGCAAAATACATGAACAAGTCAGCCCCACAGATATAACCTAAAAAGACATCTATCGTATAGTTTGTTATTCCTTCTTCTACGGCTTTAACTTGTTCTATTCTAATTTGTCCTTTTTGTGCCACTGCATACCTCGATAGACCTTTTGATTCTCTAAATGATTGCAATGCTTGTCCTAAGACTTCTCTGTAATTTTGTTTATCCATATCACCTAATATTAAAGTATTTCTTTATATAACTTTGGGACACTCCAGTCTTTTCAGACAAGGCTTTAACTTCAAAATGCTTGGCAAACCGTGATAACGAATATCCCTTCAATTTTTCATCGTTGCTTGTGCGATACTGAGCAATAAGGTCAGGAACAACTTTACAGGGAGAATCATTATCCACTTCTTCATTAGCATTCTCGAAAGTATGCATATCATAAGTACCATCTTTCCAATCATTTATTACTTCTTGAAAGTCCGAAATTTCATATCCCCTTTTCTCACACACAGCCTCTATTTGGCTTTCAATAGAAAGAAGCTCATTACATGCAGATCTTATATAAAGGCAGATGTCATTTGAACCTCTAAGAGAGGTATTCGGTTCATGATCTGAAACTCTTACTTTTAGTCCGTTTATTTGATAATACTTGCTCATATTGTTTATTGCCTTACTTCTTATACTGCAAATATACTACAAATATTTGTACTGCCAAAAGGGAACAATACAAATATTTGTATGTTGTATAACATTAAGCGGTAAATCCAATACGTCAAAGATCAGCTACCGACTTATAAGATACAGCCTACCTCATTACTACATAAAAAATGCGCTCGCCTTTTCATTCAGTTTCCCAATGCCACACACAACGTAATTTTGAGTCATCTTAATGTCTGAATGGCCCATCCTTTTTGCAATCTGGAGTAACGGAACACCTAGTTCCGCTAAATTGGTTGCAAAGCTTCTTCGTGCGGTATGGGATGCGACAAACTGCCATTTTTCACCCGTCTCATTCTTTCCCCTGCGGAATAGCTTTATCTTTCCATTGATATCACACTCCCGGCAAATATCCCGTATAGTATCGTTAAAACATGCATCTACATATTTCCGCTTCCCGGCAATCGGCAACAGCTTTTTAAGTATTGGTTTTGCTTCAATGGTTGCAGCTATATTCGTTTTCTTGCTTACGTATGTTATATAACCTCCTTGGATGTTCTCTCCTGTCATTTCAAGTATATCCGAATGTCGGGCACCCGTATAACAACCTATCAAGAACTGAGCCAAGACAATATTCTCTTTCTCATTCTTCGGTCGGTATTGTTCAAGTCTTGAAAGTTCATCCAGGTTAAGATAAACGTTGACGGATGGCGTTCCCTTGACATTTAACCGTTCAGCAAATTTCGGATAAGGCAAAACGAATTCGTCTTTTCCGTCATTTAATACAGCCTTTAGCATTGCCGTGTATGTCCGTACGGAACTTGGTGAGCAAGACGAAAAAAGGCTCAAGATGTCATCTATATTGCTTTTTGTAAAATCTTCCCATTCTGGAAGCCGGCCCAACAGTTTTTGCATCTTGGTTATGATACCGTAATATTTCGGATATTTGCAAATGAACCTCCCGCAAAAGGTATTTTTCCAGTCCTTTATATCGGACAACTCAGGCAACAAGCCTAGCTTATTCATTCTTTCCATTCCTTCCCGGCTTATCTTGGAGCCGAAAAGAATCTTATTCAATTCATTCAATTCCATAGCCTAATCTTTAATTATTCTTTTCTTGCATAAGATAACAGTAATAATTACTCCCAATGTCCATACAAGAAGGATAAAACCTATACATCCACTTGCGCCGCAACATAGAAAGAAAATAAAAATCAGCCAAAGTATAAAACCTAAATACATATCATTCCTCCTCATTTAATTATTAATTTATTCATTTCCCTATTTCATACCCGGTAGCCGTATTACTACCGGGACATCTTAACGCAAACGTTGAACAAGCCTCGCGCGCCTCATGCTATAATGTGGTGTATATACAAATAGATACAGGAGTGTTGTTTTGCTCTGTATATTGGTAACCTGTATTCATGCTCCAATAAGGGGAAGAGCCTAAATACTTCGCCATACGATTACTATAACGCGCGTATATATGGAAATACTCCATGAATTTCCCGCGCTTTCTCACATAACCGCTTATTCGCTTCCATTGCTTATTTAATTGTTCGGGTGTTTTCGTTCTCATATCTATGTCTCCTATTATATTAATTCTCTAAATGATACCGTTTCAAAATCACTTTTAATAATCTCTATTTGTATAGGTTTTGCAAATCGGTTCAACTCTTTGCGTATCTCCCGCATTTCCTCAAATCGTACGGTTACAATGTTCCCGGCAACTAACAGGTTGCGCAATATACTATTCATTACCTCGGTTTTCATATCCTTAAAATTTATCTGATCTATCAATTATAAACTCCCTTATCTTCTCTATATCGGTGCCGCTGATAAACAGGACAGCACCGAACAATAACAGCATCAAACAAAACATATTATACGTATTTATCTAATTCCTTTTCAAGCTGTACCCTATCAACCTCCGGAAACAATTCTAAAACAAGGTCTAAAGACCTACAGTAATCATTACTGTATGCTTCAGTATCCATCAATCGCAGCACCATAGCACACGGAATGCTTTTATAATGGTTACCACTCTCAATTTTATAGCCTAATAAATTACGTTTATCTATAATTATATCGTTCATTTTCTTGTCCTCCGTTAATTAAATTATATCACTTTTTTCAATCTCCCGTTCTCGTCTACATGCGCGTTCAGGTATTCGGCCTCTCTTTCGGCTTCCTCTTTAGTCGAATAGCAATCTATAATACAATCATCCAAATTATCCACTATTCCGTAATATCCAAGCCTTAACGGCTTATCCTTGACAGTGTAACGTCTCCCAGTTACTTTCTTTTCGTAGGCTTCAACGTTATGACTTGTAGATGATTTCCCCGGGCGTATTATATCCATGTACCTAACTTCTCTTTCCGCTATTTCTTTAGGGCATTTTTTCAAATTACCGACATTGCAACAACCATTTGAATTTAACCGAGCGGTCCCGTTTTTTTCGTTAAAAGCCAATATAACGCCTATTTCTCCGATCTGATCATAAACGACTTCACCCAATTTAAACCCGTCCAGTTCTTCGGATGTTGTCGGATAATCCACACAACAGTATTTAGCGTAATCGTCAATAACTAACGGGGTGTTATTTTCCCGTGTTTCCTCTGCAAGTTCCGGCAATTCTTTAACCTTATCCGCCTGCTTCTTGCTAAATATCCATCCGGAACGCTTTTCGCCTTCATAATTTAAAGACGGGTTAAAGCGTCCGCTCAATTCCTTTAATTGCTCCTTGATAGCTTTCGTTTCACCGAATACCGCAATAGCTTTTTCGGAATAGTCCACTATCTCCAGACCTTCAACGGCAACAGGTTCTACCATATTGGAAACATTTTCTTTTTCCTGTTTTAGTGCGTTCTTCTTCTCTTTAGGTTCTACAATCTGGTATTCATCATTAACCTTTATACTCAGATAAAAATTAGTATCGTAATAGTCTTGCATTCCGTCGCTATCATCATAACGGAAAGAACTTGCATACGTCGCAACAGCATCAAGAACCGCGAACACTTCCGGAGTTAATTCATCTTCCCAACCCTTAACGGTGGACATTGTGGACATATAACCGCGTTCCGCACTTCTTGAACCTTCAACAAAAGGAACACAAGCGCCTGCCTTTAACTCGATACACATAGAATCTGTGTACATGCTCCACTCTGAACGAATAGAGAATTTAAAACCAGGAAAATTCTTCTTTGCATAAGCTCTAACCTTTGCGGCTATTTCCTTTGTAGATAATTTGCTGTCATAGTTTGAACCAGCCCAACCGTTACTCGTGTAGAAATTCATTGCTTTCATAATCTTATATTTTAATCGTTAATAATATCATCGTTTAAAACCAAAAGAATGACAGTGTAGATTATGTATATATTTTGGTTGCATATGTAACTATTTCTATCCCTTTGGTATTGCAAATGTAGTGAGTTATCTTTACCTGTTATAATATTATAGATATAATATTCACGAGAAAGTGAAAATAATATTTATCATAAAAATGGGCGGTTAAATATATAAACAGTAAATATAATAAAATGGTGTAAATATGCTTCGTGCGGCTTGTAGAGGGTGTTTTGTGAATATTATTAGTATAATATTTATAACATAAAACACCCCACCACTGGGTGGTATTTTATTACCAAAAAGGCAAATGATTATCGCTCAAAATTTTTATTTTATTTTTTTTATTTTTCCCGTTTGTTTCTTATTATATTGATTATTTAGTTGCATATGCAATTAAATTAATTCAGTTACGCTTTAATATGTATGGTTATTATTCATTTCCTGTATATGTTATTTTTTATACTACATATTATATATCCTTGATATAAAATAAATTAATGATAATATTGTATATTGTGTATATAATCAGTATTTTTGTAGAAAATATAAGTTAATGTATGCGATATATATTTCTATAAAACGCTTGTTTTTATGCATTACGTTAACTGATATTCTTATAATTATTTAATATTCAAGCACTTTTGTATGAATAGTTATTATGACCATATACTGCATTTAATAGTCACTAAATTATGCACTCTTTCTGACGAGAATGTTTTTGCCCGTTTTTCTTCGGGTTCCGACTTTGCCGAATCTTCTATGATAATCAAGAGTCTTGTGTTTAAGATCATGGCAAATAGTGATTTCTGCTATCTTCATGGCTGTTATTACCTGTTTACTGGTGAGATTTACGAGCCGGTCAATCCTGAGTTGATAGGCAAGGCTATCGAGGAGTGGTTGATTCGCATGCGGGTAAGCAGTAGGATTTTGCATTATTCATCAAAGAAGTTCCAGGACGAGGCTCGTCTTTCTATCCGTATCAATAATCCGTTCTGTCCGGTATTCCATATCAAGGCTTATGTTAACGGTGTGGTTGACTTCACGGACGGGGAGTTGCGTCCTTTTGATGCCAAGTATCATGTTATATACAAGCATCCTTATGAGTATGATCCCAGTGCGAAGTGTCCGATGTGGCAGTCTTTCTTGCGGACTGTCTTGCCGGAGAAGGATAGCAGGTTGATATTGCAAATGTACTTGGGGCTGTGTACGTTTGACAGGGGGAAGATGATAGACAAGGTTGAGAACTGCCTTATGTTGTTCGGTACTGGTAGCAACGGCAAGTCTGTGATATACGAGACGATAACGGGGATATTCGGCAGGGAGAATGTTTCCTCTATGGGATTGTTGTCTTTGATCAAGGGAGGTGACGAGAGGTTGAGGAATATTGCCAGGATTGACGGCAAGTTGGTTAACATGTGCCCGGAGATACAAGCGCGGGACATATCGGGGTATGAGGACGCGTTCAAGACGTTATGCTCAGGAGAGATGGTTTATGGTCGGAATATCGGAGGGAATGTATATGAGGTGAGGAATGTCCCTTGGATGATATTCAACATGAACAATCTCCCGAAGGCTTCGGATACGAGCTATGGATATTTCAGGCGTTTCTTGTATGTGATGTTTGAGAATGTCATCCCGGAAGAGATGCAGAACAAGCATCTTGCAGATGATTTGAAGCAGGAATATCCTGGTATATTGAATTGGATTATCAGAGGCGGGAAATATTTAAAGCAAAGGAGGTTTGTCTTTCCGAAGAGCGAGAACTCGGAGAAGCAGAAGCTTATAGTCATGGGGGAAAGCAACATAACTTTCTCATGGGCTTTTGCACGCGGGATAAGACCTTCCGCCAATGCCAAGGGCGAGTTATTCACGTGGTTAAGGTCTTCAGACATGTATAACGATATGGTGCGTTATGCGGAAGCCAACGGCTTTGAAAGTGTAAGCATGCAGGACTTTGGAAAGCAGCTTACGAAACTGGGATTCGGTAAGATGAGCAGGAGAAGGGATTCCAAGGGCATTATTTACAAGGTTTTCGGATGTAACGAGAAGGAATTGAAGACTCCTGTTCCTATTGTATCTGACATGGACATGGATTTTGACGGGTATAACGGGGACGTAGAGTATGACGCGGAGGATATGTAGAACTTTAATATAGACAAGGTATGATAACTATATACAATATAGGATTGTTTACTCAATATTGTCATTCCGATAGCGTAAAGTACGGATACAATATAGGTTCATTGGCTGTAAAATATGGAGTCACGGATATAAGTGGGTTTTCAGAGAAAGAGCAATCGGATATTTTCTTGAAAATAGAATCGGAAAATGGGGGCATTATAGTAGTGCCTCACGGTGATAGCTTCTTAAGGAGAATATTTATTGAAAAACTTCTGACAAAGGATGGGTTTATAGATGACAAGTATTTTAATACTCCTTTATATGTAAATATACAGGGGAACGATGTAGAATATAAAATTATTAATTATATAAATAATAGTTTATGAAAGACGGAGAAAAGTTACAGATTGGCAACTGGATTGTCGAAAAGGTGGAGATGGACGGAGTAGATTTCATGGAGGTTCGTGCTTCGGGCGGCATATTCAGATTCATGTATAGGATTGACAGCATGATGTATGGATTGCTTGACAGTGTGCTGAAGGAGGACAAGTCGGGCGTAGGTGTTATTTTCAATAACGTATTCGCTGTTGCTACACTTCTTGACGCTGAGTTTCAGAATGATGTAGTTCAAGTTGTTGTACGGGCTATTGATCGCGTGAAAGCCGAATCGGTCAGTGACGAGGAAGATGCCAAAATTCTTGCGGAGGAACGGACTAAGTATGACATGAAAAAAGAAATGGAGGGAGAAAATGGGGGAAATAGAAAAAGCGAAAGCCCTGAAAGCGGAAATTGAGAAGGACATTTCCGGTATGCTGGCTACGTATGAGAGGAATACGGGGCTTATTGTGGATGAAATAGGGTTTATCCGGCAACCTGTATATGACAACATGGGAAAAGAGACGGATTTTAGGTATGTAGTGGAACTGAGGGTTAAACTATGAAAGTGAAATGGAACGGATAAAGCTGTCTAAGACCGAAAAAAAAGTGTTGCGGATGCTTGACGCAGGATTTACGGATGTACCTAGTGATATTTCGTATGACAAATATGCGCTAGCTGCAAGCTCTCTAAAAAAGGCGGGCCTTGTGAAATGCTCGTTCCTTACCAATGGCAAAGTATGTGGTATAAGGCTGACCAAGCAAGGCAAGATGTATCTGTATGATAACCCATATTTATTCAATCCTGTTAATTGGAGCAAGTGGGCTGCGATAACAGGAATTGTAACCGCACTGATTTCTCTGATAGTTCTTGTGATTGGGTGTGTGGCTATTTTAAAATAGCAGGTAATTTTATCGAATGAAATAATAAAGAGGGGCACGGGAGTATTCTATGTACACCGTGCCCCTAAACTTTTTCCGGTTACGGATAAGCTATCCTTCTTCATTGTTTGTTTCCAGCTGTGCTTTCTTGTTTTTAGCTTTCATGTATAGAGAGCATGACTTACAGGAGATTGGAAGATAGAAATGGACAGTATTGTCTTCTTCTATTGTTTCTTCCTTTTTCATCTGCTGGAGGTCGGCTATTTTCATAAGAACATCAGCGCGTTCTCTGCCTTTTAGGTCTTTGACTGTGGCGGCAAGGGCATTGAGTACTTCATCCTTGTCGCGGAACTTTCCGGTAAAGTCATCTTCGGTTTCTTCTTTCTCGTCCTTATCGCACGAGGTCGGTATTTTCTTGAAACGTCCCAATCGAATTGCCTTTTGCTTAGATTGCATATAGGTAAGAATGTTGGGGTCGTTGATGATCTTGTCTATCTGCTGCTTGTTCCATTCATCGGCAAGGGTAGGCTTGTACTGGCCGGTAGCAATAAAAGCTTCAGTAGCATCCCAGCCCATCATTATCATGTCTGCCATTGCGCGTTCCAATACGGATATGTTGTATCTCTTGGTTTCGTTAATGAATCGTTTTGAATATTTGAGCATATTTTCTTGTATTTTAGGTTAATAGATAAACGCCATTCCACATACGCAATGATTGTGAAGTGGTGGATACGGGTCTGACATAGGATGAGTCCGCATAGCATATTCGTCACATGTCTGGCAGGGAAAGCTACTGGATCGGAAAGTAATAAAACCTTTTGCGCCCTTCTCTGTTCCCGATAGGTACCAATATTTCATCCAACCTTCTGCCACCGCAAATACGGTCAGATTACGGAGGGCCGTGAAACTGCTATTGGTTCGTCCTATCCCGTAGCTTATACCATCGGTCCGTATGCGTGTGGCGTTCATATCTCCTGCTTTGACTGCTTCTATAAAGTCTGGATTGTCGTACGGGTGTTCCAGGTTTTTGGATATGAGTTGAAGGGTGGCAGCTTTCGATGTTCCCGCAAGCATAGATGCGGCGATGGCGGCTTCCAGCTCATATTTGTATCGGTTGGCATATATGGCGTTACGTTCGCCGAATGTTTTTCCGTATGAGTTGCGTGTGATATATGCTAATATCTCTTCTTCCTTATCATTGTGAGTGGCTACAGAAAGTGTTGAAGTGTAGTCTTCAATAGTGGCTCGCAAATCAGAAATGATAGCTTCCACCTCGTGCTTCAGATTCCGGTCTAAGGAAAAGCGGAACATCTTTGGAGGTATGCCGTATTTGTGGGATATGGATATTATTCTTTCAGCAGCACGGAGCATAGCGGTACGGAGATTTCTCTCCATGCTTTTTTCAGCTTGCAGCCTCTGGCGGATATAATCCTTCGCTTCCTCTATTTCTCTGTCTGACGGATATCTCATTAGGCTTTCACTCCCTCTTCTACGGTGACTTGGTTTCCTTCTGTCTTATTCGCTTTAGCTGTCTTTAGTTCAAAGAGAAGATCGGCTTGCTGTTCTTCTTTCTTTTCCCGGACGATCCTGTCCCATTCTCCATTAGTGGTATATAAAGTTTCTATACGTTCGGATGCAGTTTGTCTGGAACAGAAACCATTTTGTACAGCAGTTGCAAGGTCAGAAATGACAGTGGACGTGTTCACATGTACATACGGCTCTATCCACCATTTCATATTGAGATTGGTAAAATCGATGGTCTTTTTCATTTCCATTCCGTAACCATAGGAGAATATGGCTACCATGTCATCAAGGAACTTTTGGTATTTGGGAGCATCGTTCATAGCTTTCTCAACAGCCGGAGAATAGAGGATTTTTAATGCTGCCGCCGGTAAATCTCCTGATTTTAGTTCTGGAGGTTCAACTATGAAAGATTGGGTAAATATCATTTTGTAGAGCGTATCGAGTTGCTTCATGTAACTTTCAGATGCGCTTTGGGCACTTAAATAGGACACTTTGTCGTCTGTACCCATTGAAAGTGTCTTAATTGTACCATTAGTATCATATTGAGCATCAAGCCTATCTCCTTCACCTTGAAACACAAGGGTTGGCTCTCCAAATGCCTGGTTGTTATGTGCCATTTGTGAAAATGACATTTCGTAAGCATCTATGCTGTCTTGAGATGCACTCCAACAAGCTCCGTCTTCGTCTCGATGGTAGGCCACAGGAATGAAAGGGAACCCGTGTGGGCGTTTTTCTACTAAAGAATATCCATCTACTCCAAAGAGGCCAAGAATCTTGTCCTTAAATGTCTTTGCGGCTTCTCCGTTGCGTTTGAAACGGTACATATAAGTTTTATCCCATACTTCCAACCATTCTGTTGTCGTTCCTCCGTTATTGTCGGTATCATTAAACGAGCGGGCAAAGAGGCGAAGTTTTCCGGTGATTGAGTCGTAATGCGGATAGAGTGTATCTCCATTGGCAAACGACAATACCTTATGCCCGAACACTCCATTGTCTAAATATCCAAGAAAAGCCGTATCTCCTGTGGTCTTTACGGAATTTGCAGCATCAAAAAAGGCTATTTCCATATTTTTTTTCAGCCATCCTTCACGGTATATGTTAAATATATCCATATCTTTCTGAGAAGGTTTAGGACTGCATAGTTCAAACTGTATGTCGTTTCCGCACAGATGCACCATCTGCTTTATCTTGATTATTTGCTGGAAAGCAAATGCGTATCGGGGAACAAATTCAGTATAGTAACGGCTTTTCGTTTTTCCGGTATCATTTCCTTCCGCATCAAGTACAGGTACAAGTTCCTCACGAGTGATATCCGGATATACCGTAGGATCATTTATGGCATGGCCGCTTGGATAATATTCACGGAGAAAATCCGCTTGTGTCACTATGCTGAAAGCGATGTCATCAGAAGGCATCGGCACCTCTGTGGATGCTGTAAAAGTGCCATGAGAATTTCCGTTGGGAAGTATTTTCTTCCACGGTCTTTTAGTTTTTACTTCTTTGGTATTCATCTTCTATAGCGGTTAAATGGTCTGACTATTCTGGCTAATCTTGGTTTTACGTGAGCGGTTTTCTTTATTTCAAATATCATACGCATAAGCATGGCTTCAATGAAGTCCGGTGAGTGCCCTACAATGGATTTCATTTCCACCTTCTTTATGAGTGAGAATCCTTTGTCAGCTTCGTTTATGCTTTGTCTTATAGCTTTTCTCTCTTTGTTTAGTATGAGAGAAAGCGGTGTACCGTTAAATTTCTTGTCTATCAGATTTTCGTTTATTGAAATTTCGCAGTTAATAAGTTTATCGGCAAAAAGATATGCAGCTTGTGATTTGAGGTTGGCGTAAATTCCCTTGAACTCATCGGTGACGGCTTCACGGTTGTTGAACGGTATCGCTTTCGGGAAAAATCCTTTGAATGCTTGTCCCAAACCGTTGAGGTCATATGTGAAGTTCTCTTCTCTCACATGCCATTCATTGAGTTTTGATTTTACTGCATTGACAGCCATTCGGGAATTGAACTGACATACGTATATGTCCTGAATGTGCCATCCCACCCATAGCACCATCACCATGTTGTCACCTCCTTCAAAAGCCACATCACATGACACCCTGCGGACATTATCGCCTTGCTTATAAGGGGCATGATAGAAGTTTTCCATGTGCTGAAGCTTTATCATATCGTCACCTACTGAACGGTATTTCCAGTTGCCGTCGAGATCACGGGCACGCTGTTCTTCGGATTGGTTGGCGAGGTTGGCAAGATAGGTGGGGTCTGAACGCATTAGTTGTATGTTGTCCGATAGTTTAGCTTCAATAAATGTAGCAGACTTTATAAACAGGTCTTGTGGTGTTCCGTACTGCTCATATTCAGCTCTCCAATATTTGTCTATTGTTTCCTTACACTGTTGATATACTTCTTCCTTTGTATCTCCCCAATAAATCCCGCTTGTACTGTCACCGTCCATGAAACAATATCGCACTATTCCGTCACGTTCCGGTATAGGGAATCCATCTTCTCCTATCCACCAGTCTATGAATTTGGCTACCCAACTATCGGGATCAGGGTTACAGGTCCCTATAATGCGGTTTCGGATAGAATAAGCATTACGGTTGCAAGTAACCATGTATTTGAACTTTGTATAGTCCATGTGAGTTATTTCGTCCACTCCCACATAAGAGTATTGATGGCCTTGGAAACGTTTTTTAAAATCTTCCACGCTATCAGCATGATAAGAAAATTCAAGATATCCTCCTTTGTCAAAATTCCAAGTCATATCATTTTTTGACTTATTGTATTTTCCAAAAGGATTGTACAGCTTGTATGACGTTTCAACAAGGTCTGAAAGGTCGTTTATCTCATGACGCATAATCACAGATCGGAAGTTCTGGTTTTTTATATCTTTCAAAGCTTCCATTAATAAAGTAAAAGATTTTGAACCTCCGCGGCACCCTCCCCCAATTATAATATCTGCACTTGAGTTGAGCATCTTTTCCTGTCCTCCAAGTTGAGCTATTATCTTTAAGTGGTTAGGGCGTTTCTTGTCTGCATCGCGAAGAGATTGAACATAATCACAATCCAGCACCTCGCATCCGTCTTTTGTTGTCAGCTTTTTATCTATCAGTTCCATATACACGAAAAAAGAGCTGTATCGGCGGGCAATAATGCTCACTAATACAGCTCTTTGGCTTGGTTATATTTGCAAATATATGTATATTATCTAAACTTTCATAGAAAATAAACGTATTTTTTGTTTGAAATTTGCAATAAGCTTTTTATATTTGCAACATAATCAGTAAAGTATGATAAAAGTAAGGACTTCATTAGATGACTCTTGTATAAAGGAAGAAACATTACAAATGGTTACATGTCCGATATGTGGACAAAAAATGGGTGAAGTCAGATACTTGAATGGAGTAATCATGCTTCGTATTCAATGCAGGCGATGCAGGAGTTATATCAAAGTTGATGTGACAGGAACGAAATAAGAATTTTAAATATATAAAGCCGATAGAGCTGTATTGGAGGAAAAACCTCTGATGCAGCTCTATTTTTTTATTCAAAACTTATGGAAAAAGAAAAAATCTTATCCACTCTGACTGAGAAGCTTGGAAAAACCAGTTTCTCTCAGAAAACACTGGAAACATACGTGGGAAAACATTTGCCCTCAGAGGGAACAGAGCCGGACGATGCTTATTGGGCATTGCATACAGAGGTGCTGAAAACCCTTGAAGGGCAGTACAACCATGATGTTGCCGAAGCAGTGGAGGAAGCGAAGAAAAACTTTGCAACCCCACAAAATCCCAATCCGAAGCCCAATACTACTCCCTTAGCTGACGATGCGATAACCAAGCGTCTGGAAGCCCTGGAAAAAGCACTTGCCGATGAGAAGAAAAAATCTTCCATGGACATGCTGAGAAACTCGGTTTTGGAAAAGGGGCAAGAGTTGAAAGTATCTAACAAGTCACTTTGGAACGATGTAGTGAAAATGGTGGAAATTGCGGATGGCATGGATGATACCCAGCTGACCGAATCAGCCAAGAAGCTATACGAAGAGCGCCTCAAATCCTATCTTGGAGAAGGTGCCACTCCTTATGGTGGTGGAGGAACCGCTTCACCCGATAGCAAGGAGTACGAGAAGGAGCTTGATGATTTTTTCAATCGCAAAGCGAAAGAGGGGAAATTCCCTGAAAAGAAGTAAAACTAAAATCCATTAAGAAATGAGTACACTAGGAAATGTATTTGGCAAGACCTCCAAGGAATATGGGGGCGGCAAAAACATTTGGCACGAAGTGAAAGGGCAGTTTCCTGTAGGTGGAAATATTACGAATATCTCTACCTATATAGGCTCTGTCATACCTTCCGGCTCAATGTGCAAGTTCGACCAGGCAAAAGGTGAAATTACCATTGTCAAGGCGAGCGAAGTAAAAACTGCCACACAAGAGTCCGGTACTGTAGAACCTTCCACCATAAAGGGACTTCTGTACCATGACGTGTATGTAGATGCGGACCTGGAGTCTCCGTATGCTACGGGCGCAGTAGTTTTTGCAGGAGAGATTTATATTGACCGTCTGGCAGAAGAAATTCCCGATGAGGTATTAGCGGTACTGCCGATGATTGTTCCCATTCACGAAAAATAAGGAGGTAAACAGATGAGAACAAATGTGAAGAACTATTATGATCTACTGACTTTCGGACTTGGAAACGCTCAGTTTCAAAGTTTCGTAGACCGTTTCAATGATAAGTACAATGTGCTTAACGTGGACGGTTTTGACTGGGATAATGAAATCCAGCTTGATTATACCTATGAACAGCTAATCAGTTCACTTAATATCGCAACGTTACCCGTATATGTTGATGAAGCTTCTGAAGGACTTGACAAAAGTTTCGGCAAATTCAACATCGGTTCAAACAAGATTCCTACCCAGAAGCACCGTTATCCAATCAGTGCCAAGATGTTACGCGAGCAGATGATAATGATCCAACGTTTTGGAGAAGCTGCTATGACGCAAGGAGCTAGAGATTCTATCCGAAATCTTATGTTTGACAGTACGGACAAGCTGCTTGCGGGTAACAGAAATGCGTTGACACATCAACGTATGCGTATCGTTTCCAAAGGACAGTTTACCATTGACTTGGAGAATAATCCGAGAGGCTTGAAGGGACTTACCTTTGACTTTGGTGTACCTTCTGCAAACAAGGAAACTCTTACGGGTACAGCAAGATGGTGGACCACCTCTGACCATTTGCCTGCAAACGAAGGCTCTACTTCCGATCCTATCCTGTTCTTAAAGAACAAGAGAAAAGCGATGAGAAAGCTCGGATTCCCTAATGGGCATTTTGAAATAGCCAGTGATCTTTGGGATGATTTATTGACTCATACTAAGGTACTGTCACGTATCGGATTGTCCTTATATCCGCAAGCGGCCAGTGCTACCAAGCCTGATACTGTAGGTGCACAATATGCACAGAACATGAGTGATGAAGCCAAAAAATCGGCTTTCGAAGCTTTGGTGGGTTGTCCTATCGTTCCGAGAGACAGCATTGCGGCTGTAGAGAAATTCGACGAAGACGCAAAAGAAATCAAGCCTGTTAATATCGAGAATTTCGATCCGTTGAATGTATCATTCGTACCGGACGGTCAATTGGGTACTATTAAGGCCGTACAGCCGATTGTACTTGCTGATGACCCAACGGAGAGAATCGCATGGTTTGACGGAGGCCGTACGCTGTTGACACAGAGATACGAGAGCAAGACAAGAACGATGTACATAGAGAGCGAAATGGCGGTCCTTTGTGTTCCGCAGATGCCGCAGTATATGTGTATCTATACTGTTACAGCTTAAAGGCAAAGTGAAATGAATGATAATTCTCAAAATACAGTAGTACTTGACACAACCATTGAAGGTTATCTCCGTGGTTGTGTCGGGTTTGATGTAGACGATAGCGCTATAAGCACTATACTAATAGACCGTGGCCTCCTTCCGGGTACAGATGTGACGGAACTTGACAAACGGACAAAAGAGTTGTGCAAAGCTGACCTTTATATGTGGTGCGCAAGCACTCCAAGCGTGAAGGGAAGCATAGAGGATAGCCATGGCGTTTGGAAACATAAGGAAGGTGGAACGCAGAGTTCCGCATTCGACAAACGAAACCTTCGCGCAATGGCTAACGACATCTACAAGCGGTATGGAGAGAATACTACAGGTTCAACTATCAGAATGACTGCAAGGGGGATGAGGATATGGCGAAAGTAAATAATCCAAGCTTTCCGCATACGTGCAAGATTTACCGGATGGAGGGAGAAACTTCTTTCAATGACGGGAATGAAATGGTTTTGTACGAGGGTAAGTGTATGAAGTATGGAAGCAACAGTCTTCGTACTTTCAAGACTGACAATGTGCTGAAAGGTGATTACGCTGTGGACGTTCCAGGTTTGATACTTGGAGTGAATAAAGGTGACGTTATAGACTTTACGGATTACAGCGGCACATTTACGAAAAACGTTATATCTGACCTTTCCCCGTCTGAAATGGGAAGTACGTTTTATTTCAATATGGCTAGCAACTAAGGATATGGGAACGAACACGAAAGCTCTGAATGAAGGATTCAAGACGTTCAAGAAACTGATGGACACACAGATGCTGGACGTTCTGACGAATGCTTCTTACAAGTTACTTGTGGACGCAGAGTTTTCAAAGGAGTTTCAAAACCTTACAGGAAACACTATCACTTCTTACATGGTAGGTATTTTCAAGAAGGGAAAACTGGCAAGAACGATTGCATTGAAAGATATGGATCATCTTCCTAATCCTACCCGAAGGAAATTGAGCTACAAAAAGGATGGTGTTGCGATTGTGGAGGAATACATGACAGGAAGAGAAAGGATTGTAAGGCTGAAAGATGTGGTTGAAACAGACAAGATGTATGGATATACCACAGCCAAGAGGTTTCTTACGACTTACAAACCGGAAGTCTATAAGGGTTACGGTATAGTAATGTGTACAGGAACTGAGTATTCCGATTTTCTGGAAGACATGTATGGCTTGAATGTTCTGACCGAGACCTTTCAAATTTCTCCGAGGGTGCTGGCCCAAAGTTTAAGACCGATAGAATAAATGGCACACGTGACGAGATACTATATAAGCGATATTCTTAAAGATGTCTGTGCTAACGTAACGGACGTGAGCAGGAATGTATTTCCTGAACACAGGCCCGCTACCCAGAAACAGATGGAAGATATGGTAGTGGTTTCGTTTCCGGTTTCGTGGGACGATCAGAACGCATACCAGAGTACTACAATGCGGTTTGAGTTGTTGGCTAGAAACAGGGCAAGCGGTGTAGCTTACACAAAGCGGTTGCAGGAAATGGCGGACGTTCTCATGGAGAAGTTTCCCATGAAAGGCGAAAGGTATTCGGCGACGAAGCCTCGCGTGGTTATGAAGGGAGATGACGGGCTGGGCTTTACAGTCTGGTTCGTTCAGGCAAAACTGATAGTGAACACAACGGATAGTTATACAAATGAATTATAAAAAATTATAGGAGAAAATAATATGGCAGGAATGACTATTACAGACAAACTTTCATCTCTTGAAACTTTGTTTAATGACATTGAAGAGGTTTATTACAAAAGTACCGAAATAAAATCCACTGACCTTGCGGCTTCTGCTCTGACTGTGGACATGGAGCTTCCAGTGCTGGAAGACGGTATTTCCTTTGACACAGGAGCTGCTGACGTGACAGAGATTAAATTGACAACGGGAAGAATCTGGACTTCAAAGGCTGTAAAAGGCGACAGTGACATCTCTTTGCAAATAGCCTCCGTAGCGGGAAAAATAAATGAATTGCTCATGGGTACTGTAAAGACCGCTGCGGGTGCGGATGTTTCAGTTAATGCCGCTTCCGGTCTAATTGACGGAAGTACTTATAAAGGCAAGGGATATAGTATGAATCCCAAAAAGGTTTTGGGTTCTCTCATATTCCCAAGCAATGATAGAAGCACTATAATCATACTTCCTAAAGTGGAAATGTATTCTTCACTGGTTGCCGCTGACGGTGATAACCCTGCATACTTCAATGTGACCGTAACACCCAAAGCAAATTCGGAAGAAGTGGAAATATTCATTTTGGAGAAGACTGAAGATTCCGAGGGATAAAGAGTACCTATTTCATGTGATTGAATATCTGTTTAAAGGCGGTGGCGTATGTGTGCCGCCGCCTTTCTTCTTTTAAAATTTATTTATGGCAAAGAAAAAGACAGTGGAAGAAGCCACTACAGAGCAGGAAAAAGCTCTGAATTCAATTGTTGAGAACAAGAAAGACATAGTAAAGATAAGGGGCAGAAAATTCAGTATAAGCTGGATGAGAAACCGTACCAGGCGTAAAGTGACGGACATTCTTTTGGAAGAAAAAGAAGAAGACAAGGTTTCGGCAAAGTGCGCTGCTGCATTGGTGTTGAATGGATATTTCAAAATAAAATTTTTCTATTGGCTCTTATGGCGGTGGTTCTATTACGTAAAGCAGTACAGCGATAAGGAGCTTCTTCCGCTTGTGGATATGTGTAAAAAAAAAGCACAACTGGAAGACTATTTCTTGATTACAATATATCTGACCGAGATGAGGGACACGATAAAGTCGATGACGAGGGAGGAAGTAAATCGTATCCGTCAAGAGAGTTTTATGGCGCAGCGTGGGCAATCGGGGAAAAGCACCCCTGTCTCACCGAACCCCTAAGGCTGTTCTGGGGGATTTGGACTGTGCCGATGTGGGGGTATTATGATGCTTATACAGCGGCACAGATTGAGCTTATGGCTTGTGACTGCCCAATAACGGTGTATGGGAATGGCAGAAGCAAGGGCAAGGATAAAGGTAAACATGGAGATAACTTCAAGCGGGCTGACGCTTTGGACGTGATGGTACGTGCGGAGAAGTGGGAAGAGAAGTACGGCAAAAATGGTGCGGGCGTAACGCTTGATTTGAGTGGTTTTAAGTTGGGCAATAAAATATAGGAGGAAGCGCAGATATGGCAAATTTGGGTTCATTGTTTTACTCGTTGTATCTGAAGGATATGACGGATGCTGATATATCCAAGATAAAGGCTAAGCTGGAAGAGAAGCTGAACATAAAGATAGGCGTTGACGTGAGTGAAAAAGCGGTTGACGAGGTTCTGAACAAACTTAGAGAGAAGGGAAAGGAGATAACGAAAAACAGCGTTGTACAGCAGGCGGCTGACAGGGCGGAGCAGACTTCAAGAGACATAATATTAAAACAATTGGAGCGCGAGGGAAGAATGTGGAGCGATATCCAGGCTAAAAAGGAGAAGGCTATGCAACCCGTGAACCAGGCGTTAAGTTATTCTCGTACTCAGTCTGCCATATCGTTGCCTTACGAAAGCGCTTCTTATCAGAACGCCCAGAATCAGTTGAGGGCTTATTACCAAGAACAGGAAAGAATGGCCAAGTCTGCCCATGCGGCTGACAATAGGCGCATAAACGACTTGGTACGTATCACTTCGGCTATACAAAGAGCCGATAACGCTATGCAGAGGCTTTCGCTAAACTCTAAGATAGGCGGGATTGCAGGGCCAAAGACTGAACAAGGTATTGAACAGCTTAGGCAATATATACATATGTTGGAGAGAGCCAAGTCTTCAAGTGCAGGAATGACAAATGCCTTGAACTCCATAAGAAGCGGAAATCTCACGGCTGTTATCAACCAAGCAAACAGGCTTGCGACCGAGCAAGGTAAGCTTAATGCAGAAAAGAACAGGGCCTTGGCTCTTGAAACAAGGCATAAGGCTGCGTTAGATAAAACTAATGCGAGTCTGAAATCTCAGGATGGCATTGTAAGAAGTTTGCAGGGGCAGATAGCAAATATGTACTCCATTTATACGTTGGAAAGGTTTGCTACTCAGTTAATCGAGATTGGGGGTGAGTTCCAGAAGCAGCATATAGCGTTGCAGTCCATTCTTGGTGATGGGGCCAAAGCTGATGCGATGTTCTCAAAGATTAAGAATCTGGCTATTGAAAGTCCGTTCACTTTCCAGCAACTTGCCGGATATACCAAGCAGTTGGCGGCTTTCCAGATACCTTATGAAGAGCTTTATGATACCACTAAGAGATTAGCGGATGTTTCAGCCGGGCTTGGTGTGGATATGGGGCGTATCATACTTGCTTATGGGCAGGTACGTAGTGCGGCCTTTCTCCGTGGGCAGGAAGTAAGACAGTTTACTGAAGCTGGAATTCCGTTGCTGGATGAATTGGCAAAGAAGTTCTCTCAACTTGAAAACCGTGTTGTTAGTGTCGGTGAGGTATTCGACAAGATAAGCAACCGTGAAGTTCCGTTTGAGATGGTTAAGGAGGTTTTTACCGATCTGACTAATGAGGGCGGAAAGTTCTATAATATGCAGGCTAAGTTATCTGACAGTCTTTCCGGTAAGCTTGCAAAGCTGAAGGATGCCTATCAGATTATGCTTGCTGACATTGCGCAGGCGAACAATAGTTTGCTGGGTGGTAGCATTGATATGGTTAGGATACTTACGGAACATTGGAGGGAGTTGCTTCCGGTGCTCACGGGAGTTATAGGGGCTTACGGAGCTTATAGAACGGCTATATTGCTTGTGAACACTGCACAAAAAGCAAATATTGCTATAAGTACAGCATCTGAAATAATGAACAGAGCAAGAGCTATTGCTCATTTAGCAAAAACCACAAAATTAGCAGCTGCTTCCCAGTATGCGCTAAATTTGGCAATGAAAGCTAACCCACTGTACTTGATTGCAGCCGTAATAGGTGTTGTTATAGGAGGTATAGTAGCTTATACAATGAGCATTGATGATGCTACAGATGCCCTAACCGAACACAATAAAAAAGTGCAAGAACAGATAGACAAAATGGAGGAAGAGAATAGAAAAGTTTCCGAATATATATCTACCATGTTTAATGCATCAAAAGCAATAGACCAAAGGAAAAGAGCCTATGATAAGTTGAATGGTATATATCCTTCACTTTTCAAAAATATGACTTATGAGCAGGCTTTATTAAAAGGAGAGGTTGAACTACAAAATATGTCTATAAGGGCAGCAAGGACAAAAGCTAAAGTTCAATCTCAAATAAATCTTGAGAGAGCTTATTCTAGCCTTTTTGAAGCTGAGAGGGGAGTGAAAGAAGCTGAACTATGGTCAGTAGCAAGTGATGGGCATATTATGGAAACTGAAAAACTAAAAAAAGCCCGTGAACGACTTGAAATATCCAAACAAATTGTAGAACAAGCTAAAAAAGAATATACTTTTTATATTTCTGCAAACAAAGAAATTGAAAAATCTTTAGAAGATCGTTGGTATGTTGAGAGTAAAGCTATTGCTGAAGGCTCTAAATTTACGGATATTGCTCCAAAAGAAGATGAAGGAAGAGAGGCTTACTTTAAACGAATTGGTGAGCTTATAGATGAGGTAAAAGGGAAAATACAAGCCTTAAACAAGGATAGCAAAGCGGCAATGGAAGTTCTTCCTGGACTGCAAGAGAAAGAAGGATACCTGATAAAAATTTACGAGGATGCGCTTGGAGGTGCACCCAGAAAAGAAAGAGGTGTAGATAAGTCTGATCCAATAGCAGAAAAGTACAAGAATGAAATAGCCTTACTGAAAGAACTTTATTCAGAATACAAGAAATACGTTGATTTGCAAGGTAAAGAAAAGGCGTTGAATACAGTTAAGTCCGATTCACGGTTTAAGTCTTTCTTTGATAATAATCTTGATATAAATAATATTGGCAGATATATAAAGAGTAATATTATTCCCAAGCTTAATCCCAATGCGAAGAAACAAAAGGACGTTATAGACAGTGGTCTTAAACTTGGAGTAGATATTGATACTGACGGATTGAAAAATGCTACTGCTAAAACTCTGAAAGATATCCAGAAATACATTGATGATACTACAAGGAAGTGGGACTTATTTAAATCCATACGAGAAAAAACGGGGAATAAAAAGTTTGCCATGCAGCTTGCTTTCGGTGAACTTAATGTTGGTGAAACAGATATGCTGAAAGGCTTCCGTGAGGAGATTGAAAAAGGCATAGAAGGAAAAGGGATATCTTTTGAGGATGTTCTGAAAATGGATGAAGCATCAATGAAAGATGCTGGCATTTCGTCGATAGAGCCATACGTGAAAGCCTACAATGATGGTATGATGCAGCTAAGAAAAGATACGGCTGATAACTTGGCTGAACTTGTGAGCAAATATCGTGACTATGCCACACAAGTGACGGAAATTGAAAACAAGCTGAATGATGATTTATCTGAGATAGAGAATAATCGCCATAAATTTGAATCCAGTGGTGTAGATGTTGACAAGATGATTGCCGAGCGTAAGAAGCAGGCTGATGAGGAGATAGGAAGCGTAGCTTTTGAACAGTTTAAAGAGTCTTCCGATTGGGTAAGCATATTCGATGATTTGGATAGGGTTTCAAATGCGACTCTTGATGACATGATTGATAAGGTAGAAAAGTTCGCTGCTTCCCAAAAATTTTCTGTGGAAGAGACAAAGGAACTTGTGGAAGCCCTTCGGAAACTAAGGAGTGAGCAGACAGAGCGTAATCCATTCAGGGCGTTAGGAGAATCTTTCACGAATATCAAAAACGCAAGGAATGCATTGAAGAACGCAAAAACAGATGCAGAAAAGGAGAGCGCAAATAATCAGCTTAAAGCAGCAGAAGCAGAACAGGCGGATGCAATACAAGGCGTAATAAGTAAATTTGATGCTTTAGCAGATGCTGCCGACTTCCTTGGTGGTGTGTTTGAAAACCTTGGACTTGGCTCAGGTCTTTCCGATGCAGCAGGAGTTATGGGAAGTGCGGTTGGCGGTGCTTCAACAATGCAGGGAATAACTTCTGCCTTGGGAGCGGCAGGGCCTTGGGGAGCCGCAGCCGGTGCGGCTTTAGGTCTAATAAGCGGAATTGCCCAGATTCACGATAAGAAGTTAGACAAGGCTATAGAACGAAGTAAACAGCGTGTAGAGGACTTAAAGGCTGCATATGATAATCTGAATGATTCTGTAGAAAGATTTGGAGGTACAGGCACAAGAGCGGTTGAGCAACAACTTGCCCTGTACGAACAATTGAATGAACAGGTACAGAGGAGCGGAAGCTCTTTAAGTACAAGTTATTCTACCGTATATGAGGTGCTGAAAAATAGTGGTAGATATGCGGAGCACTTGAAAGAACAGATAAAAGAGGGAGAGCTTACAGCCCAAAAAATATCCAAGTTTTTCGGAACAAACATTAAACTTTTCTCCGTAGAAGCTGATAAAGAGGTTCTGAAAGCACTTGAAGATGTAGGCATAGGCGGAACAGATGCGTTGCAAGCATATCAAGCTCAATATATTTCACTCGTGGCACAACGAAGGGAACTTGAAGGGCAGCTCCGTGACGAAGAAAGTAAAAAGAAATCGGATAGTGGAAAAATTGCTGATTATCAACAACAGATAAATGAATTAAATGGTCAGATACGTTACTTTATCGAGGATTTGGCGAAAGAGTTGTATGCAATAGACTTTGACGGATGGGCTGGTCAACTTAGCGATGCGCTTGTTAATGCTTTTGCTAATGGAGAAGATGCGGCTGAAGCTTTTGACAAAGCGGTCAACAATATAATGAAAGATGTAGCTAATTCCATCCTGAAGAATATGGTTATCGCTCCGATGATGGAAAAGCTACAAAAGAAGCTGTTTGGCGATGAAAACGGTAAAGGAGGTGTATTTGAAAACTTTGAAGACTTAAACAACAATACAGAGCTTGCCGCTTCAACTATAAAGAACTTTTTTGATACAGAGGGAAATGCAATGCTTGAAGCATCAGATAAATTTCTTGAAGCATTTAATAAGGCTACTGGAGGTGCATTGACAGCTACAGGAGATGGTGGTACTTCCGGTCTTTCAAAAGACATACAAGGAGTTACGGAAGATACATCCTACTTGCTCGGATCATACTTGAATGCCATACGGCAGGACGTTAGTGTAAAACGTATGCTGCAGGAAAAGTTTTTCAATGAGGAGTTTCCTAAAATGAGTGTAATAGCGCAGGCGCAGTTGCAGCAACTGAATGCGATAGCGAGAAATACGGAAAGAAATGCACAGTTTGCAGAGGAAATACGGGATATAATAAATAGATGCTATGATAGAGGAGAAAGAGCATTTAGAGTACATTAAAATATAAGGTTATGTCAAAACGTTGGCACAACCTCAGGAGGCGTAAAATAATATTATGAACGAATTAAATAAAAAACTTAGAGACCGGGCAATAGAGCTTGGTCTCTGCCAACAATGGCAGGATGAATGGGAGAAAGATCGTACCCAAGACGAACTGATTAAGATGTGGAAGAAAGGAAGTGATTTCTGTTTTGAAAAACACGACTTTCCAAACAAGGAGTTTATTAAAGCCTACTTTGATAGGAAAATATTGAATGACAACCTTGTATTCGTGGATGAGGTTGTGAATGTGGTAAATGGTGGCAACGGTACTTGGGTATTAAACGGCAAATGCACTGGTAATATCTCTTTTGGTGGGTTTGCGGCTGCAAGATTATATGTAAGACACGATTGTGATGTTTCGATAGAGGTTTCGGGAATGTCTAAGGTGTTCGTGTCGGTTTATAATAATGCAAAGGTGAATGTAAAGCAAAGTGATTCTTCATCCGTCTATGTTTACACTCATGGAGAGAATTGTGCTGTAGAAACCAAGGGGAATGTAATACAAAGAAAAAGCCAGATGTAATGTCTGGCTTTATTATTGTTCTAAAAAAAGTTGTTAGTGTTATAAGCTTGCAAGCCATTTTTTACCTTTTCGGGTATTTAGCCAAAGAGCGAATAAAAAGGCCAAAGCCCCAGAACCTCCTAAAACGATTAATAGACCTTCCATAATTACCTCCTTATTACTTTATAACCAATATAAGCAAATACTATTGTTGAAAATGCTCCAATCAAAAGTAAAAGCCAATACAACTCATTATTTGAACTTGTGAAAAACGATACAGCTCCACCCGCCACCATTGCAGCAAATGATGTTTTAGCCAAATCATAAAAAAACTTTCCGAGCGTTTCCCGGCTTATTTTTTCCTTTTCATTGACTGCTTTCTTTGCCTCTTGTCTTTCACTCCAATTTCCCATTGCAACAGCTTTCTTGACTGCAAATATATGATTTAGTTACGGTATAACAAACAAACCAAGTAGAATGTTTAAGAAGATTAATAATAAATTTGATTCTCTTCCATTTTGACTGTTTAAATATTACTTATATTTTCTATATAATATTAGATTTTATATATATTATTACTATATTTGCGGAAAAGAAGGAGGTTTTTATGGAACTAAATGTAAACGTATCTGTTAAAAAGGGGAAAATAAATGCTGTCCCAAGATTAAGTACTTGGAATAACGGAGATGAACCTTTCAATTCAGAATTGGCGAAAAAAGAATTGTAGTTGCTGTTCAAAATCGGATAGCAACTACAATTACTGGTAGATAAAATCAATCAGCGTTCTGCAACAGTTTCTCAATAGGAGGAATATCTGTACCTTTTATGAAACGGTGTAAACGGTTAATTATACTCTTCTTGCATATGTTTAAAAAGCTATATAATAAATATTTAATTTGGAAACACAAGAAGCTGTTTCTAAAGATATACAGAGAACTACTTCACAGTAATAAAAGTGCGAGTGCACAAGATATTCTTGATGTAGCTGTTGATGTATATCTGTCAGTATTGAAAATAGAAGGGATTGATATTAACGATAACGACCAAGCTTGTCAATAGCGTTTTTCTTCTTTCTTTCTTTTACCTCACATGTAGGGTATATGACAGGTATAGAAAATTTGACCTTTGACACGTTTTCATTTGAATTATTGTTTTCGCAATTGACTCCTCCATTTATTATGGCGGAAAGTACGTTTATCTTTCCCCCAGATTCATTGGAGGATGAAGCTGAAACAGAAACTTCAAATTCTATTTCTGAAATTTGTAATTTACCATTGTCTGTATCTATAGTATCATTTGATTCTCTATTTGTTGGTGATACGATAGCTCCATTGTCAAGTTCTTCTTGACACTCTTTTATGGCATTTGTAACATCAGCTACAACGCCTTTGATAAAATCCTTTAATTCCATATTCTCTTTAATTTAAGTTTAGCAACGCAAATATAGGGAATATGGATGAGGTTTTGCAGAAAGTAATTTACTTTCTTGGTTGGTTATTCTAGAATGTGTATTTTTGCGAAAGAATTAACTTTAAATATTTATGGTATGAAAAAGATTATGGTTTTGTTAGTGATGATTGTATCAATATTTTCTTCATGTTCCAATAAGCAAGAAGAGTATGAAAAAGCAGTCATAGGGTTAGATGTGCACATACAAAAGCATATAAATAGCTATATTGATTATTCGGAGAAAATACCTAAAGGAGATACTACTGTTTCAAGGAAGGACGTAGTTTTACTTTTCATGGATACGGAATATTTATTAAAACAAATAGATATAATTTTAAATCACCAATACAAAAAAGAAAGTATAACTGAAATGATGAAAATCGCAAAGGAGGGTTTGAAACTTGAATTGAGTATTGATGACTATGAAAGTATGAAGAAAAACTCATTTCGAAATGATAATATTAAAGGAGCAATAAATTCGTATTATGCTAAATATTTGCACGATTCTACTACTGAGATTATGATATTAAAAGAAAAACGTTAATTTGAATATATATTCTACATTTTAATAGATTATATATGAAATTACGAATAAAATTATTAGCATCGCTTGGATATTAAATAAATGTAGGTATCTTTGCAGCGCTTACAGAGTGATAATCTTTAATTATCTCGTAGAGCAGCGGTTATTTGCTCATCCATAAGGTTGAGCTATTTTTATGTTTGTACCTTGATTAAATATAGGCGCATACCTATTACGTAGAACGAGCTTGGCGAGAGTTAAGTTTATCATTCTGTAAGCAGCGTAATATGGTATGCGTTTTTTATACCTATAATCGTTCTAAATGCTTACAGAACATGAAAGAATTAACTTATCTCCCTACCACCTACCAAAAGGCGGTAGTCTGCATCCTTCTCAAAGAGAAGAAGATGTTTCAACGTATCAAACGCAGAAGAGGAATTATACCTTTCTGTGCAGTGCTTATCCTCTATCTTTTCCATTTGTTTCTATATCCGTTTGTGAAACTTACAAAGAGGTTTTAACCAACGTTAATTCACTTGCTTATTTAGCCAAGTAGCAAAGATTTTAAAGGTGCAATATATCTGTCTAGAGTATATTGTACGCAACAATTGTATGTATTTTTACTTTGTTTGTTTGTTTCTTTGTTTGTTGTTTTAAACAGATAATCAATAAGTTAAAGTTTAAATTATCTATTGTTTAATTGATTTTTGTTACCTAACTTAGCGAGCAGAAACAACGTTGTTATTTACCCGCGTGGCTGCCGGTAAAAGCACTAAAGATATTTGCAGGGAGTTTTGAAATTGGATGTTGGCAGCCACATTAAACATCTAAATTTCATTTCTCCCTGCTTTCATTTTAAATAAACGGATTATGGAAAATATAAATGAATTAATACCTATTCAAGAAAATAATGGCCAAAGAGCTGTTAATGCACGAGATTTACACGCTTTTTTACAAGTTGGGAAAGATTTTTCTAACTGGATTAAAGGTCGTGTTGATAAATACGACTTTGTAGAAGGTAAGGATTTTGAGGTACTCTATTTTGATTATCGAGGTAACTTGTTGAATATCAGACACGCCAAATTAGGCGACTCTGAAAATCAACAAGTTAGCAAAATAGAATACGCACTATCTATCAGCATGGCAAAAGAACTCTCAATGCTTGAGAATAACGAGCGTGGGAAGCAAGCAAGAAAGTATTTCATTGCCTGCGAGGAACAGGTAACAAAACGAGAACTCTCACGTAAAGAACTTCTTCTAATGGCATTACAGGCAGAAGAAGAGAAAGAGAGACTTGAAATAGAAAACAGGCAAAAGCAACAGCTTCTTGAACAGAAGACCGAACAACTTGACGAATCAAAAGAATGGTATTCTATCAAGCGTTGGGCAAAAGAGCATGGGATGAACTGGCGCTCTATTAATTGGAGAAAGATGAAAGCTTTGTCTTATGAGTTGGGATATGATATTAAGAAGGTATTTGATGCCAACTACGGACAAGTCAATATCTATAATGTGAAAGTGTTTGAAGCATATCTATAATGGTGGGACTATAATTAGACCAGCAATATTAAATAAATCAGCTTGTTATATTCTTAAACAAGCAAGTGGTATCACAGCTCGGGCATGATGGTATGTTTATACGCCATGTATCGCATATGGAAGTAGAATGTATCTAAATTACATCGTATAATAAAGTTTTTTATGTCCGTTTATGTCTCGATACAGCCCAATACAGCCCAATATTTTAAAGTGCTTTTTAGGGCTATTGCAGAGGTCTATTTTGTCCTATAACTTTGCTGTCAGAAGATAGCTATCAAAGTGCGTTACGTAGGAGTTGCGCATGGAGAACAAAAATATTTTATGGGGCATTTGCCGATTCCGTAAACTCCTACAATATACGGATAGGCATTTGCCCTTTCCTTTTTAAAATACAATGATATGGAAAATATAAATTATTCAAACAATACTAATAATGTAACAGTGTTGGGTGCATCAGCTCACGAAACGAGCGAAGTTAAAATCTACGAACATCCTTTATTCGGTAAAGTTCGTATGTTTGTTCAAGACGGTAAGACCTGGTTCTGTGGAACGGATATCGCAACGTCTTTAGGCTATTCGAATCCACGTAAGGCGATCTTAGATCATTGTAAATCACATGGCGTAACGAATCGTGACGCCATAGATTCACTGGGAAGAACTCAACAAATGAAGTTTATCAACGAAGGTAATATCTATCGTTTAACCGCAAAAAGCCAAATGCCGAAAGCAGATGAATTTGAGAGCTGGATATTTGATGAAATCGTCCCATCGGTAGTAAATACGGGAAGCTATTCCGTACAACCTCAAGTCCCTCAATCTTTTGCCGAAGCCCTCATGTTAGCTGCCCAACAGCAAATTAAGATAGAGGAACAACAGAAGTTGATTGAACAGAAAGAACAGGAGAAGAAAGCCATCGAAGCGGAGACAAAACCTGCAGTAGTGTTCACAGAATGCGTAAAGAATGCTCCCACAAATATCCTTGTCCGTGATCTCGCAAAGCTTATCACCCAAAACGGATATACCATTGGAGAATACCGGCTGTATGATTGGTTTGTGGAGAACAGATATCTTATTCGTCACAAGCGATGGAGTAAGTCAAAGAACAAATATCTGTTTGATTATACTCCTACACAGAGAGCTGCTGAAATGCATCTATTTTTTGTAACGGAGAACGCCATAACGCAGGGAGGTAATCCCACCTTCATAAAGCATACATGCTATGTTACAGGGAAGGGTCAAGTGTATTTCCTTAACAAGTTTAAATCTTTAATAGCAGCGTAACCATGGAAATAAAAATGAATAAGAACTTCACATTTGATGAAGTGGCAAAAGAAATAGGATGTTCAGTAGAGGATATTCAAAAATTGGCTTTAGAAAATGGCTTGATTGATGAGAATGGAAATCCTACCGAAATGGCAATAAGAGAGGGACTCCTTTCTCAATATGCGACAATGGAAGATGAGTTTGGTACATTAAATATAACAATATCACATTCCGAAAACGATATGATAGCAGTGTGTATATCAGATAATGAAGACCATGAGCGTGACAGTTTGGCTTTTATTTCAAGAGAAAAGGCTCATGCATTAGGAGAATATCTTCTTAATATGTAATAACAATATTATATATAAATCAAGTCTTCCCCACCTTGTTTATAAGGTGGGCAGACTTATTCCATGCAACTCACTTATATTAAAAGAATTAACATTATGGAAAACAATATAGAAATACTGATAAGACAGAATAAAATTCTCATGCAGCAATTGTTGCGCTTATCCGAAGATTTGGAACTCGCCAACGAAAGAATAGACAAGCTGGAGAAGCCCAAGGAAGCAGAAGGTGAAAAAACAAAATGCTTACACATGCGGATATTGTCGCATATATAACAGTTTATTTACTTATATTTTCTATTATTTTGTAGATAATATAATAAAAATTGGTATATTTGCAATGAAGTATCAATTCATTTAATATACCATAAAGCCATAAGAGCTTGAAATAGGGCAACATAAGCTGTTGTACCCGTTTCAGGCTCTTTTTTTATTAAAGTAAATGAACGAACCATATTCCATATTATTCCAGAAGATGAAGTCGGACGCACCCGTTAAGGACTTTCTCGTTGATTTCGGGATGGTGTGTACGGATTTTCCGCTTTCTGCTCCGGGTGAAGTTAAAGACTTGCCTAAGCGCGACTGGGCAGACGAAGATGGTGAAGACACATTTATTCCAGACACGTTACCTTTAAAAGCATATGACATTAAAATAAGCGTATGTTATGAGGGAGCGAAAGGAACGGCTATGGATAAATTGGAGATGTTGCTTGAGTATCTTACCGGAGCGGATAATTATGGCTCACGGTTGAAAATATACAATGCCATGACACGTACAGGAAGGCAGGATGTGTATTTGACTAAAATAAGCGATACGGAGTTGTGGCAAGGAGACAACAGTGAAATTCTTGAGTTTAATATGGAACTGCACGTATGCGATCCAAAAACAAGGATTATTCCAAGTTATAAGGCAGGTAGCAGTACAGTTGTTGAAAATTTGGTTATAAGGAGTTGACTATATGGGTTGGATAGTATATAGTAAAGACGGACAAACTGAAAAATGTGTACTACACAAACTTGAATACAGCGGAACCTTTATGGGAGACCGTACTGTAATCGCTACGTTTTCTTCTGAAAAAAAGATAGATTTCAGTGTTTTTGACTATATTACTTACAGGGGAGAACGCTTTGAACTGGAACTACTTCCTACTGTAAAAAAGGTTTCAAGCTATGAGTACAAGTATGAGCTTAGGTTTGTATCGTTAAAGTATGAGCTTGAGCGATGCATGATGAGGAATATTGTACCGGGAGACAACGGAATAGTATATCCAACCCCTCTTTCTGTAGAGTTTACAGGAGACGTAAAGTATCTTGCTGAAAGAATCCAGGCTTGTTTGGATGCCATGTATGGCAAAGGAGCGTGGAGTATTACCATTGCAGAAAGTACGGAGAGTGAAGAAAAAAACATCTCAATGAGTAATCAAAACTGTTGGGATGCACTTTCTCTTGTAAACACGGAATACAAGCTTAACTACTTTATAAAAGGAAGAAACGTTATCATTGGCGGAGAAGAACCTGTAGTTGATAATGTATTCGAATACGGAAAAGGGAAAGGACTGTATGAGATAGAACGAATTTCTGACACCGATACAGGTGTTGTGACTAAACTTCGTGCATACGGTGGAACAAGGAACCTGGACTACAGCTATCCTAAACTTCCTGATTGGAAGGATAGTGTTCTTCCGGCAAATTACGCACTTTCTCCACTCAGGTTAATGCTTCCCAGTTTTAAGGCTGATGGAAAAACAGATTATGTGCTTGCTTCAGAAGAAGCCATTGCAAAATATGGTATCCGTGAAGGGACTATAACTTATGATGATATTTACCCGTCAATTACGGGAATGAAAAACTCTTCAGGTCAAGCCATAGACGAGATAAAGAGTGTAAGTGCAATAACCAATGAAACACAGCCCACTTTTACTGTAGGGTTGTATGATTTGGGATTCGACCTAAATGAAAGCCTTACTACTGATGAAGCGCAAATGTCTATGAAAAGTGGCTCTTTGCAGGGATACACTTTCAACATAACCAAAATAGAACGGGCCTCAGACGGAAGTTATACTCTTACACTTGGAAGAAACACGCTTGAAAAAGAAGACACAGGGAATTTCACTGTTCCTAATAAGGATTGGAACATGAAAGCCGGAGACAAGTTTGTTCTTCTGAATATTCTGATGCCACAGGCTTATATCCGTGATGCAGAAAACAGACTTCTTGCAAGGGCGAAAGAATATCTTGCTAAATACAGCAGCACCAACTATTCCTACAACGTGGGTGTGGACGAGATTTTTATGGCAAGAAACGTGAACTTCTATAATGATATTATGGAAGGGAAGCGCCTTACTGTAAACGATCAAGAGATAGGAATAAACAATGAAAATATAATCATCCAATCTCTTACCATAAAAGAGGGAGAAGGAATAATTCCTACTTTTGAGGTTACGCTTAACAACGAGACAACAGCAAGCACCCTTGACAGAATACAAGGTCAGATAAGCGAAGTGGAGACTTCGGTAAGTAATAATTTCTCTTCCCAAAGCGAGTTATTGAAACAATACAGGAAGAAGCTCGACAAGTCGGTTTGGGACAGTATCTTTGTAATCCATAAGGATGATTCGGAAAATCCAGAAAAAATAACCAGTGTACAATCTCTGGTCGGTTTATGGACAAACGAATTCTTGTCCGCAAAGGGTTTAAATCCCGGTTCAGGTGGTGGCAGCGGCGAAGGTGGTGCAACCGCCCTTTACCAGCTCAATGACGTAGCAAAGAACGCTTCAGAAACAGGTGTTCTCGGTGCAGGTCCAGGTAAGGTCCTGACCTATGGAAATGACGGTAAATGGTACGCTGCCGATGCGGTTGGTTTGGATGAAACAGCCTTAGGCAAATACCTGACAGATAACAACTACGCCAAAAAGAGTGATATTCCTTCACTCTCAGGTTATGCGACTCAAAGCTGGGTATTGGGCAAAAATTATATAACTTCAGACGCTTTAAGCGGCTATGCAACTCAATCGTGGGTTAATAGCCAGGGATATGCAACGGCTAGTTCTCTGAAGGATGTCTCTGATAAGCTTAATGATTTTCTTGAAGGCTCCGATACGGATGGTATAATCAATAAGTGGAAAGAGCTTGAAGCGTTCCTGGCAGGTCAGACGCAGACATCTACGTTGGCAGACTTGTTGGCTGTCAAAGCTGACAAAGCAACAACGTTATCCGGGTATGGTATTACAGACGCTTATACAAAGACTGAAGTAAATACTAAACTGGGCAGTTATGTAACCACTACGGCGCTGAATACTGCTCTTGCAAAGAAAGTAGACGTTGCCTTCCTTGCTAAAGTATTCGGTTTTATCGGTGAAGACAGTTCGGAGGTATCCATTAACGATATGGGGTCTGTCATCACGTCCATTAAAGCTAAGTTTGGATTGTGGACGGATGAATATTTGTCATCAAAAGGCCTTAATCCGAATGCTGGGGGAGGCTCTGGAGAAGGGGCTACTGCACTGTACCAATTGAATGACGTTTCTCAGAATGCAAGTGGAACCGGTGTACTTGGAGCGGAAACTGGAAAAGTATTAACTTATGGTTCAGACGGCAAGTGGTATGCTGCAAAAGCAGGAATGGATGAAGACGCTTTAAGTAGCTATCTGACGGAGAATAATTATGCCCAAAAAAGTGACATACCATCTTTGAATGGTTATGCAACACAGTCATGGGTAAATACTGCACTGGAAAAGAAAGTGGATAAGGTATCCGGAATGGGATTGTCTCATAATGATTTTACCGATACTCTCCTTCAGAAATTGAACGGTATTGCTGAGGGCGCAAACAAATATATCCTTCCTATTGCCAAGGCAGCTGTTCTTGGTGGTGTGATGATCGGTTCTACACTGACCGCTTCCGCGACAGGAGTTCTTGATCTTCCGGAAGTGGCAGTTGCCGGAACTTATGCGAAAGTAACAACGGACGTTTACGGCCGTGTGACTGCCGGCTCTTCCTTATCCACCAGTGATATTCCGGCACTCGGTATTTCAAAGATCACAGGCCTTCAGGCTGCGCTTGATAATAAAGTCAATAAGGCGGATTTTGTTACAGAGTTTGACAAGGCCATGCAGCGTTGGTTTGTACGTGATACGGCCAATAAAGGTTTGCATCCGGCTGATTATGATTCTGAAGCTGTAGGTATATATTCTGATTCTTACATGTCTGCCAAAGGTGTGAATACCGGTGCGGGTGGCAGTGCGGGAGGTGCTTCTTCCTTGGGAGAGCTGAATAATGTCGGCTCCTGGGCGGATGATATTCCGACTGTTGACCGTATCATGGTCCAGCGCAAGGGGGCAACACATTGGGAAAGCCTTAATCTCAGCGATATCGGATTGAATGAAACTCAGTTGAGTGATTATCTTACTACGAACAATTACGCAAAGAAATCCGATATCCCTTCCTTATCCGGATATGCTACCCAGGCATGGGTTAATACAAAGTTGGCCGATTATGCCACAACTTCATCAGTGACTACCCTCCTGGCTGAAAAGGTTGATAAGGTTGAAGGCAAGGGACTCTCAGCAAACGACTTTACAGATACTCTTCTGAATAAGCTTAACGGAATAGAAGCCGGAGCCAATAAATATGTTCTTCCTACAGCATCCGGTTCTGTATTAGGCGGGGTTAAGGTTGGAACAACTTTGTCCATAGCCAATGGTGTACTTAATCTGAAATCTGGCATAGCCACGGCCGGGACGTACACAAAGGTTACAGTAGATACTTACGGTCGCGTGGTATCCGGGGATTCACTGGTTTCCGGTGATATTCCTACACTTGCTATCTCGAAGATTTCCGGTCTTCAGACCGCTTTGGATGACAAGGCAAACAAAGATGGAAGTAACGCTACGGGAACTTGGGGAATATCCATTACCGGAAGTTCCAGACGTCTATATCAGGCGCCTCTTACTAATGAGGATTTAAACGATTATACATATGCTAACCACAGTGGCAAGATGTATTATGCCGGCGGAGATAATACTACCGTAAATTCTCCGTCAGATGCATACGGGTTAATGGTTTGGAGAATAGCAGCCGGATATACCGGACAGATAGGATTTGGGAGCAATAACAACCTATATAAGCGCAGGATAGATAATAATGGCGTTGCTACGGGATGGATGAGAATTGTAGACGAAGGTAACTTTTCTACTATTCTTGATACCCGTTACGTAACCAAGACTTTCCTTGCCCGTCTGTTTGGTGCTATGGATGCGGACGGAAACGAAATTGCCATTAACAATACTTCCACTGTAATTGACAGCATCAAAGCAAAAGTCGGTCTGTGGACCGAACAGTACCTGTCTTCCAAAGGGCTTAATCCGAATGCCGGTTCCGGGGAAGGTAGTGACTATAACCGTCTTGATGCCTGGGATGATTACTCCACCGATAAGTCCGGATATGTATTATCAGCCGGGTTAGGATGGGATTTGAACACAAGGGTAAGTTCTCTTGAATCAAAAGCTATAACATTAACCACAAGTGGAACTGGCAACGGACTATCCGGGTTTACCCAGAATGGAAATACAGTAACCTTCTCTAAAGCTACATTCCTCACCGAACATCAAAGTCTGGCTGGATATGCTACGGAGTCTTGGGTAAATAATAAAGGGTACCTGGTTGCAACATCAGCAGATAAGGCAAATTGGAATACCGCTTTCGGTTGGGGAGACCACTCCAAAGCCGGTTATGCTACCCAATTATGGGTTACTTCTAAAGATTATGCTACGATAGCGGATCTTGATGCCAGAATTAATGCTTTGGTTAATGGTGCTCCCGAGGCATTTGATACATTAAAGGAAATAGCGGATGTATTACAGGGCAATGTCAATCAGATAGAAGATTTATTAACCGCTATTGGAACTAAGGCGGATAAGACTATAACTATTTCAGCCGGTACCGGTCTTAATGGAGGTGGCACCTTGGCCGCTAATCGCACAATAAATCTTTCAGCCGCTACAACCAAGGCATTAGGGGGTATAATTGTAGGCGACCGTCTGAGTATAGATTCTGATGGAAAACTATCAGCGACCTACACCTATACGCTTCCTACAGCATCCGCTAGCGTTCTTGGAGGTGTGAAGGTAGGGACAACGCTGGCAATCTCATCCGGTGTTCTGAATCTCAAAGCGGTAGGCACGGCTGGAACGTACTTTAAGACCACTACTGATGCATATGGCCGTGTAACAGCTGGTAGTAATCCTACAACATTAGCCGGTTTCGGTATTACGGACGGAGTTAATGATGTAGCCTATAGTGGCAGCGGAAATGCCGTTACAAGTGCTACTGTCTCCGGCCACATCATTACCTTAGTCAAAGGTACCACCTTTCTAACTAAAGCCACGTTTGACGACCTGTTCGAAAAGGTAAACATCGGAACTGCATCGGCTCCGGTATATGCGATAAAAGCTAAATACGGTTTATATACGGAACAGTTCCTGTCATCCATGGGATTGAATTTAGGGACAGGCAGTGGCGGAGGTTCAGATTACGACCGCTTAGATACATGGGCCGATTATGACGCGTCCAAGGCTGGATGGGTTTTATCCGCCGGATTAGGTAATGACTTGAATACCCGAGTGAAATCCTTGGAAGGTGGTTCTGCATTGACTGTAACGACTACCGGTTCAGGCAATGCAGTGACTTCGGTTGCTAAGTCCGGTACGGCTATTACAGTAACGAAAGGTACCACTTTTGTTGACCTTGCAAGTGCCCAAACGATTGGAGGAACAAAAACGTTCTCTTCATCCATAAGGATGGGACGAAGTAATCTTCATTATGTTAATAGCTCAACGACCACCAATGCTACAGGATTATATTGGAAGACAGATGATTATTCTACCACTCAATTTGGTATTGGTTGCTTCACCACAAACAATGCTTCTCCGAGAGGATTTATCGGTTGGACTTCTGAGCCGTGGAATGTTGCAAATAGCTTAACGGTATCTGAGACTTCTTTGACCTATAAAGGGAATGCTATTCTTCATTCTGCCAACTATAACAATTATGCTCCAACAAAGAATGGAGGAGGAGCTACAGGGACTTGGAGTATAGATGTTACCGGTTATTCAAAAAGGCTTTACGCTAATCAGGATAATGCGGTAGCTAATACCTTAATGCAAGGTTCAGGATTATATTATAATCAGGTAAGCTCTACTACTGATACAGGTTATCCGAGTAATTACGGTCATACAATTCGTTGGCAAAGAAGTACGTCTTCTACCTTGTCCTCATCACAAGCGGCTGTTGACCTGTTTCATGCAACGGGTGCATCGGCATTAAATCAATTATACTTACGTACTGGTTACGGAGATGGTTCTAAAATGGTATGGGGTAGTTTTGTACAGCTTCTTCATACAGGGAACTACACTTCTCTTATCACGAAGTTGGGAACAACGACCGTTGGAAACAATACAAAGTTCTTCTACTTGAATGCAGGTACTCCGACTGCTTCCACTGCGACCGTAGGTTCTTCTTCCCTTCCTGTTTACATGAACGCAGGTACAATCACTCAATGTTCTACAACATTAGGCGTATCTATTACTGGAACTGCACCAAGATTAACAACAACAGAGTTAACCAATCAAGATTTAAACAGTTATACTTACACGAACTATTCTGGTAAGTTGTACTATGCAGGCGGAAGTAATACCACAACCAATGTACCTTCTGGTGTAGGTGCTTACGGTTTGATGGTATGGAGAATCGCTACTGGATATACCGGACATCTGATGTTTGATTCTGCTGGTGATTTTAGAGCAAGATTCCATAATGGTACAACTTGGTCAGCATGGGATAAGTTAGCTTATATCACTGACAATGTAGCAAGCGCAACCAAGTTACAAACGGCACGTACCATAAACGGGACTTCTTTCAATGGAACAGCGAATATAACGACTGCAAACTGGGGAACGGCTCGTAACCTCACTATTGGTGCTGCTGTTAAAAGCGTTAATGGTAGTGCAAACGTCTCATTTAGTCTTAATGAGATAAATGCTGCATACGGTATAAATGCATCATATACAGGTACTACAACAGCGCAAGGATGGTATAGATTAGCTTCTACAGGGGAAGGTATAAATGTAACAAATTCGTTATTCTTTATATCTGTAAAAGTATCTGGGCAACATTCTACTTTCTTGTTGCAGGTATCTACCAATTATGGTAATAATCCAAGTCTTATTCAATTAGGAGGTTCTAATTATTCAACTGCATCCATAGACCAATTCCGCTTGGTTTACCATACGACTTATTCCGGTCATTATGGCTATTTAGAAGTGAGGTCAAGAGCCGCAATGACAGATGTAACATTCAATGTCTTTTTGGTAGGTAGAGCTAATACTACATGGACTTTATCTACAGCATTGACCGCAGGTAGCATTCCAGAAGGATATACCAGCAAGACATTAACTCCTGCTTCTGCATCTATCGTTGCTCCAACCTTTAGAGGTGCTTTAGTAGGTAATGTTACCGGTAACGTTACTGGTAATTTAACCGGAAATGCTTCTACAGCTACTTCCCTACAAACAGCCAGAACTTTGTGGGGTCAGTCCTTTAATGGAACAGCCAATATAACCGGAACATTGCTCGGAGTTGAAAGCCTAGTTGCAAGAAGTGGTCATATCAACAACTTCTCAGGTTATTTTGATAATTCAGGTAATCCGGCAACAGGAACTATCTGTATTACACTACCGAATGGATGGACTTCCAGTATGAATATTTATGAAATATGGATATATGAATATAATACGACTGCGAATGCTTCTGTCATTACAATTGGTGCATATAATTATAATGGTGGTGGAACTGCAAGTAGTGCGAAATGGGTAAATATTGGATACCATACAAAAGGTGCTTACAGTAAAGGTGTACGTTTAGCATATAACGGTAGTAAATGTGTTATTCTATTAGGAACTACGGCTACTACATGGTATTATCCCAAAGTATATCTAAAAACAATTTATACAGGACATAGTAATCAGACTATTTGGGGAGGAACTTCTACCATCTCTTTGATTACTTCGGAGACCGGATACACCAATATTGATACACCCGCTAGGATGGATGAGTTCTTCGGAGATACATCGGTAACAGGCAGACTTGCAGTAACCGGTGCAGGACACTTTGGGTACACTTATACCACAATGACAGCGGGTATTAATGTTAAGGGTGATAGCGCAACAACGGGTATCTCTATCTATGATGGTACGGGAACTACTGCTCGTTTATACCGAAAAGGAGATATTTTATATATTACCAGAGCCGGAAATGATGCTAGTGGTATTCTTATGAGTACAGCCGGAAGTATATATCCCGGAGCAAATAATACATTAACAAATGGTACAGTCACTAATCGCTGGTCAAACGTATGTACCCAATTACTTAACGTAGCAGGTGTAGGAACGTTCGCATCTCACATTGCTGTATCCGGAGAAGTTCGTTCAACTTCCGCTAAAGCTTTCCGTGCCGTTCAAGGTAGCTATGGCTTTTTCATGTATAACGATGGTAATTCCTCCTATTTTTTGTTGACTAACAAAGACGACCAATATGGAAATTACAATAGTTTAAGACCATTGGCTATTAATAACAGTACCGGTGCTGTAACGATGTCAAATGGTACAAACATTGGGGGTATTCTAAACGTAACAAATACTACAGACGCGACTACCACCACAGCTGCTGCCATTAAAACAGCAGGAGGGTTAGCCGTGGCTAAACAACTAAGAGTTGGTGGTGCCGCTACTTTGTCTTCTTCCTTGTATGTGACCGGTTCCGCTACTTTCATGGGAGGTATTCGTATCGGTGATTATTGGTTAAGATCAACAGCTGATGGCTTGGAATTGTCTCATGCAACTTCTGGTAAAACAGCGGGCCTGTACGCTACGGGGTTCTTGTCATCTATGGGGCTTAATCCTGGTACAGGTGAAGGAGGTGGCGGTAGCGACTATGATCGTCTTGATGCCTGGGATGACTACTCTGCTGATAAAGCCGGGTATGTGCTATCTGCCAAGTTGGGTAATGACTTGAATACCCGAGTGAAATCTTTGGAAGGTGGTTCTGCATTGACGGTAACCACTACCGGCTCAGGAAATGCGGTGACTTCGGTTGCCAAGTCCGGTACGGCTATTACAGTAACGAAAGGTACCACTTTTGTTGACCTTGCAA